GTGTCTTGTCTTTGCGTGTGACGACTCCATAAGCTTTCATTTACAAGCAAGTCTTTCTCTAGTTCTGAAGTGTTCAGTCCCGAGCGGACCAGCCTGAAATTTGAATTCATTGCTCAAATTGTTAGGGAACATATGTAAGATGGCAATGTAATTTTTACACGTTCAGGCCTTAGGTGTCCCGGTCCTTAAATGGATCATACTCAGATTTCATTCGAGCGGTTCCATAGGACTGGGTGATTTGACTCATAGCAGCAGGCATGTCTGGCTGAGCAAATGTTAACGCCAAGGCATCACCCACGTCAGGTGAAAACCCTAATCTAGATTTGATTTGTTCCTTTGGTTCAAGCAAGAGCTTTCCATCTTTGATCGTGTAGGTTGGGGCAACAAGTTCTTTGGCCAACTGAGTATCTTTAAACAAAGCGCTTGATTGGTTTTTAACCCAGAGGCTTAAGAGAAACCACATCTCGGTTCGCTTGTTGTAGTAACGTGGATCAATGGCCTTTGATGAGAAGTGAATCTCAAAAGGCTGTTGCCCACTTTGCTTTAAGAAGTCAACAACACCGCCGCCGAATCCACCCGTACCATCTATGAATTCAGATTCAGATCCCCACTTCATCTTCGCATTGAGAACTCGAGCTGCGATCTGTGCGTTGTCAGAGTTTCTCATCTCAACATATTTAAAAGCACGAAGCCCTTGCCGTGGGAATATGATTGTTCTATCGTCCCCGAATCTCGCAACGTCCACTCCAAGCCTCTTCTGTGAAAAGTTGTAGGCTTGTTCCCTAATCCCACGCTCCATTGCAGACATCACTTCATCGCTTGTCATTAATGTGTTGATCGAACCAGGTGGAAACATTCCAAGGATGTAGGCCATGACCCATGGGTTATCGCGACCGAACTGTTTAATCTGACCGATGGCCCACTCTAGTCTGATACGCGGTGACCGTTTGATGTCATCAGGGTCACCCGTGATTCGAACGATGTACCACATTGATCTGAGTTCATTGGCGGCTGCGTACAAGGTTCCTTCACGAGATGTAGGATTGCCCGCTTGCAAGATCTTTCCGAACTTGGGGCCTGTTGATAACCCTTGCTCTGCTGACTTAAGGATGTGTGGTGGGATGTCACCCGACTCGTCGATAAGATAGAGTACAAACTTTGAGTGTAAGCCAGACAGAGTTCTGCCAACTTCTTCTGGATTAGCTGATTTAGAATAAGATCTGGCTGATAAGAACCAAGTGGAAGGGTGATGCTTTGCAAAGATTCGAGTCTGAGTCCATTCGAAAAGCTCGAGTAATAATGCTGATCTGTTCTGCCATTTCGAAAACTCAGCCCACAAGTTATCTCGTAAATTGTCTTGAGAAATAGAAACACATGCACCTTTAGGATGTTCACCGCGTTCTCCATAACAGAGTAGAAAGTTCCACCCACACCAGGCGAGTGCTGTTGACTTACCGGGACCAGCGCACGCTTGCATCGAGATACGAATTTTATCTGGATCTTTAGATGCGAACGCCTCAAGTACATCGACTTGCCAAAGATCTGGTTCCACGTGGAACAAATCTCTGACCATTTGAACTGGTTGATCACGCCACAGTTTCAGCTTCTCTTGTGATGGGGTCATAGATAACCCAGGCAGATAAAGGATCTATCACCGAACGTATAGATCTCATTTGGATAACAGAACACTGCCTCGAATAATTCAGCTGAATCAAGATCCATTAAGATTGTAATGCCGATCATGATTTGAGTTGATGCCGTGATGCCGGGGTTGATTACGATCTGACTTGAGTCTGTTGAGTTCATAATCTTGCAACACCCTGACGCTTCTCAACTTCCATCATATAAGGTGCAAGGAACTGAGCTTGCTCAAGGGTTACGACTCGAGGTTGTTTTGGAAGGCAACAGTTCTTTGCTTTCTTTCTCTCACCACAGAAGCAGTCGATGTTTCGTGGATACTTAATGAGTGGATTCTCTGCGTAGTTTGCCATTGGATAATAGCCCCACTTGACCATGAGCTTGTCGATCTTGATCTTGAGAAACATCCAGAGGTATTGAATCTTATCTTTCATATCCACTGACTCCATCTTGTTTAGTTTTACAGAACGTTGAGCAATGAGTCTGACTAGATTTCATCGTCACCTTGTACATCCTTTTGCACACCCGACACGTCTTCTCGATCATTGGAAGATGACTGATGTCTGTGGTTGGTTTGATCGTGAAGCTGTCCATTGGATGACTGCGACTTCGAGCTAGGTTGTACGGTTGATACTTTCGCGCTGACTGGTTTCTCATTGTCTCCCCAAGATCCATGAATAAGGTCTTCTAGTTTCAGAACTGTTGTTGATTCCACGCGGTCTGTAAACATCTTTTGAGTTTTGCCAGCGAGTTCCAAAGCTTTGATCTTATCAATTAGTTTAAGTTTACGAACTGTTCCGACTTGAGTTCGATCTTCACCGCCGCCTGCCCACTCTTCGAACACGTCAACACCAGCAACAGCAGCAGCAGCGCTTGAAGGCCAATCTTTAACGTGTTTAAGATTACCTTGATCATCGTAAAGTTCCCTTATGTCCACAGTTCCAATTGCACGAAGCTCCATCAGGATTCGTTCGTAGGTCCACTCTTCTCGGTCAGCCAGTGATTGATTGTAAAGTTCTTTTCTTGTGGTATCAGCGCGAATGAATCTCATCACATCAGCAAAATGGATCTTCCACAGATCACATAATTGAATGACGGTGCCGCCTGAAGAGACGTGCCGACATATCTTGGTCATGAGTTCAGGATCTTGGAACACCAGGGTTTCGCGTTCGAGTAAGGTCAACGAGCGAATGTTATTGTCATCTGTCATTGATTAATACAGCCAGACAGCCCCACCATGAGTCAACAGTCTGAGCCTGGGCAAGCTTCAAATAAAAGGAAAGTCTGGGCACGAAGGACCAATTTGAGACGAATGCGTGGGCTCATCTTCTTATTCCACAGCTTCGAAGAATTGATCACACGAGCTGCGGTTTGCCCCTCACCGAGTATGACCTTAATTGTCTGGCCATACTGACTCACCGCATCCCATTGCATCCTTTGCTTAAAGATCGAAGTGAAGGTGAAGGTCGGTTTCAACACACCAATACCCTCCAAAGATTTCAATCAGTCCAAAGATATCGAAGATGTCATCCATAAAAACCCACCTCTTTTGAAGTCGAAAAAATAGAACTGCCAAATAAATTGCTCAAATTTGATCAATTCTGATCACTATTAAAGGAATCATCCTATTCATTTATTAAGCTCAATGAACAGTGAGTCAGCCGCTTGAATCGCTTGCCGTGAGGCCAGTTCAATAACACGATCAACTGGAGCTGGATTCTTAAGGCCCGCATTGGTCGCCAAAGCCTGATGCAATATATCTGGATACACCCCATAGATCACATGCTCACGCCTGGTCATGCTTTGAAGTGGATTCAATTTCGTTATCTTGACCACACCATTAACTGGCAGGCTGGGATCGTACTTCATCTTGGACATCTCGCATCTCCTTGTTTGACGCACCAGCTGTCCACCAGCCAATGCTTAATTATTAATCAATTCGAAAACAGCTGTTACCTCAGTTACTCTTGATACTCGTGACTTCCATAACTCTATTAGAATTCATACGCCCCCCACCCCTAAAACCCCACATATATAGGGTATAAATAATAATAAAATGTATATTTAATAGGTAACATAAGTAACAGAGTATCAGTTTAGTAATTTCAATAGCTTACAAAGTTACCCAAAAAATCTTGTTACCCCATTTTAAAAGGTAACATTGCGATTTCTGCCCGTATTATCAGCACCAGGTGCAAAGTTCCAAGGTTTATGGTCCATATTCACAGTTTCACCCTCTTCATCGTTAGCATCAGTGTCAATTTCAGATGATTTAAGTTTATCAGAATTAGACTCATCGTGTTGTTTAGTCCAAACCTTCACCAGCTTTCCACCAACTCCGACTCGTTTCGGATGTAACCTGTAACCTAAGATTCTCATGCATCTGCCAATTCGATTTTGGTCAGGCTTACCAAGTCGAGAAGCTTCACCCTTTAATGCATCTGTCCAAATATCATGCGTGTTAAAAGATCCAGGCACCGTTCTCTCATTAAGCCAGCGACCAATTACATCTTCCCAGGCATCCTGTTTGCGACGGGATTCCTGAACCTCTTTACTTCGAGGCGGTTCCTGATGCCACTGATACCCTGATTTATAAAGCTCCAAAGCCTCAGCAAAAATCTGGTCCCTCACTGATTCAGCGTATTCAGTATCAATACGGTTTCCAACAATAATAGGAAAGAATCGACGAGCCCCCGTGACGTCATCAAGGTAATCGTCCTCGTTTGTAGTACCGATGAGCAAACAAGTTCGAGGGAACTTTTGCACACTTCTCCCATAAGCTGGACGATACTCGTCAATTCTTTGAGACAGTTTATTTTTAATGGTTTTGATATCAGCCTTTGACATCTTATCAAGCTCACCGATCTCCATTAAAAGCTTGCCTTGCATCGACATATCAAAGTCTTTTGTACCGATGTCAGCGTTGGCTTCAGCAAACCATTTCCCACCCATAATAGATGCGAACGTGGACTTGCGTGAACCCTGCCTGCCTTCAAGGATAACCATCTGGTCAGCTTTACAGCCTGGGTCCATGATTCGTGCGACCATTGCGACTAGAAAGTTCTTACACACGATCCTGGTGTACTCAGAGTCTTTGGCTTGCAGAGTTTTAATAAAGAACTGTTCAACTCGAGGCTCACCGTCCCAAGTAAGACCAGTCAGCCAATCACGTGGCTCATGCTTTTGGATATTAGAGGCCACATCATTAATGGCATCTGAAACGTGGTGCTTGGATATTTTTGTAAAGCCGTAAACGTTTTGTAGCATGATATAAAATTTTATATCGTCAATCTCAGACCACGGCCTCACGATCCCAGTGTTCCATTTGGTCAACACCTGATTATAAAAGGTGTCAGTCCAGACAAGATCTTTAAAGTCAGGAAGGCCTTTGAGGATCTTTACCACGTTGCCTGAATTCATCACCAGGCGCGTGTTATCGTGGGTCATCTCGAGGCCCAGCTCAACGTACAGAAGATGTCTGTTCACCGGCACCTGGACTGTATCAGGATCATTGCTGAGTGATATATTCAAGTTCACTTCACGTGGTTCCTGTTTTCTTCTGGTCGGTTCCCGATCTGGCATGACTTCAGGAACCACGCTTTTCGGTTTGTTAACAACCTGAACAACAGACTTTGCCCACTCCGAGAACGCCTTATGATTCCATCCTTCAGCCAAAGCATCAGCAGCATCCCATCCATCTGAATGATCACGGTCAGCGTTTAAGAATTTAACTTCAGCACACTTATCAAGAAGCATGGATGCAATCATGGTCCCTGCTTGGATTCCTGGTTTATCGGCATCAGGCCACACGAGAACTTTGCGACCATAGATAGGTGACCAATCAACTTTGTTCCACGCCTGAGCGCCTGATGGCCACGTAACAACGACATAAGCTTGAGTGATCTTTGAAGCGGCATCGCAGGCTTTCTCACCCTCAACTATAAGGATGGGTTTACTCGCATATTTATGCACATTATGCAGACCATAAAGTGGGCGCGGGGCATCCCAAAGTTTCTTCACCCACTTACCCTCAGTTGACCAGGACCAGGGAACAAAAGTTTTTTTGCCGCTGTGTGTGTATCTGGTAACATAAAAGAGAAGTTCATTATTCTTGCCCAGATACTCATGGACGAGGTCGGGCTTCCCAAATTCAGGTGCCGCCACGTCAACAGGCGGCGCGGTTAAAACATATTTAGGTTTAAGATTCGGTGGGCTTTCTTGTGGGTGCTGTGATTTGATATTGACTTCACCCAAGTAAACTTCGGATAGTTTACGGGCTGCCTCTCCCTGATTTACATTATGGATTTCTGCGTACAGGCTGATTAGGTCTCCACCTTTTTGGCCTGTCGCAAAATCTGCCCACTTACCTGTTATTAAATTAAAACCAAAACTATCACCAGGGCCTCCGCGTAGGGCACCTGCCCTATACTCAGGGCCCACCCGTTTCCCACCAGGAACCAGGTCAGCTACAATGAATTCAGCTTTTGAAAGAAGTCTATTTGAAATGGATGTAAAATCAATCTGTTGGGGATTTGTCCCCACGTCTATGTTGCTCACTCTTTGTCCCCTCGAAAACACTTGCCACATCATCAATTGATCTCGCCTCAATTGCGATGCCGCCCGCTTTGTTAACCGCCGCTAAGAACGCAGCTTGTTCGGGAGTGAGTTTCAGTTTTCCGGTTTTACCCTCGACCGCTGTGAAAACTGCCAACTTACAACCTACAAGATCAGGTGTAATAGTGACGGTCTTCCAGCCTATTAAATCAGATGAGCCTGTTGCAAGCCCTGACTTGATGAGCCGACCTTTTCTTACGATGAAATCACCAGGCTGAAGAGTGTGTGTTTCCCTGGAGCGAACCGCTATGACACGACCCGAAACCGACAGGGCCACATTATTTCTGAACAGCCTACTACCTATTGATGTCACATAGAGTTGGATTTTATTGAGCAGGTCTTTTTCTTTCAATCTTGATCCTTATCTAAAGCAACGTCACGAATTGGCTCAGGCTGAGTAAGTTCAACTAGAAAAATTTCCTTGCCTTCAAGTAAAGAATCATCATTAAGCATTTCTCGCACACGAACATCAAAGCACCAAACTTTTTGAACACAATTAGGATAATTCTTTTTGATGTAGTCTTTGACTTTGACTCTCATAAAATCTTATTTGGTTTTCTTTTCCAATTGAAAGCCAGAGTTCGTGTGAAGCTCTATCATCTTTGCCATATACAAAAGCTCTAATCCATTTTGCTGAACCGTTTGAATGTTCACAGTGCCATCAGGCTTAAGTGTCACAATGATACAGCCAACGATGTTGGGATCTTTCTTTGCTTCATCAAAGGCCGCAATGACTTTGCCGTAAGTTGATTTTGTATCAGCGGCTGGTGTTTCTTTAGTTTGCTGTTGCTTCATTGGTATCCTCCTATAATGGTATACTAAGAAATTGTACTCAATAGATAAAGAAAACATCCAGCAGAAACACCAGCAGCAGCGTCTCTACAATGTAGCGCATAAGCAACGGCACCAATTAGAACGACTGCCATCTTAACTGTTAGTAGTTGGTTCATCTGATTCCACCTTTGGTTTTGTTGTTGCCTGTTTATAAAATTGACTGAGTCTTTCGACAGCTTCAGGTTCTAAGAAGATCTTGTTTGGCTCACTCATGCAATTACATTCTATTGCCATCGAGTAACCTGTCCACTCCGCATAAACGCCGTCACCTAAATATGTTTTCATGTTCACCCCTACTTAAATTCAATTCTATTCATATCCTGACCAACAAGATCTCTGAGAGATTGAGAAAAATTAACGTCTTTGCTTTGCTTCTCTTCTATAATTTCAAAAGAACCAGAGGCAAGCCAGTAATAAGACTCAGTTCCAGGTAAAAAAGTAACTGCATTTTTGTTATCAGAAACTGTCGCATCAACTATCTGACCAGAAGTAAAGCCGAATTGTTCAGTTTTTATTTTTATCTTCATCTAAAAATTCTCCTTAATTATATTCAGCCTCAAAAAAATTGAGCTTACCTTTATAAACTCTGTACTCTAGTTCCTTTGGATTCTCTAGAACAAAACCAACAGGACCAATCCACCACTTACTATCTGATTCAGTCACCACGTCAACAAGATCAACAACGCCAATGATTCCACCAGTATGAAGCTGATTAGGTTTTAAGTTAAATTTTTTACAAGCTTCGTAGTCAATCATCTGAGAGGCGTGAACGAGAAAAGGACCACGGTGTTTTGTTTTCCAGGTTCTGTTCTCTATATCCTTGCCGCCATGAATAATCAAGTGAGCCCATGGCTGACGAATTGAAAGGCATTTCATTTAGTTATCCACCCGAGCAATTGCTTGCTTAAAAAAATCAAGAGCTTTTCTATCAAGAGATTCAATCAGCATTCTTAAACTTATCTGAGAAACAACAACAGGTGACCTGTCACCAGCAGAAAGAACCCAAACAAGGGAAGGCTCATTTCTAATTGAACCTTGTGGAAGAATGTAAAGCTTCGTTGGCAACAACTGTATTGTTCTGGGTGGAGCTTCGACTCTCTCATTAACACCCAAGACTTCTGTTTCAAATTCTTTCATTTTAATTACTCGCTTTTGCTTTGTACTTAGCTTGGTAAAGTTCCATGTTTAATATCTTTTGCTTAAGCATACTGTTCTCTTCACGCAGTGATTTGATTCTTTGATCTTTCATCTGATCAGTCTCTCTCAAAGTTGAAAGCATTTGCTGAACAGAAGCCAGTGATACCTGACTAAAGTGAGTGGATCTTATATAAGACTCTCTAAGCCTTTCATTCAACGCTTCTATCTGAAGATCTTTTTCTTTACACTTACAAAATAAATTAATCATTGTAGTAATCTGCCAAGGCAACACCTGCCTTGAATCCCATGAACGCTATGCCCCACATCCATCCAATAATTATAAATGGAATCGCTAGAATAAATTGAAGCCATTTCATTTCTTCACCTCAAACTCATCAGTGCCCATTAAAAACCCAGAGTATTTCATTTTGTATTGCCAACGATCTTCATCACCACTGAAGTAATACTCATATCCCTCGATCTCATCCAGATGATTTTTCTTATCATCAACAAATGTGACCATGGTTCCAAGTTTCAATGGTGGGTTTAATTCTTTTGGAAATGCAGTATGACCATCCTCAATTGTTCTAATAACAAGATCAGGCCACACGTAAAGGCGACCGTTCATTTCTCCATAGTATTCCATCCAAAGTTCAAACTCATGATCACCCTTCCTTAGAGGACCAATGTTTTTTATAATCGCATCAATGCGTCCAACATAATTAGCTCCAGTAAGTTCAAATTCTTTAGGGGCAGATCTAAATGCCGCATCTTTAAACTCGATGATGTCACCTATTTTAAATTTCACATCGGCCCCCTCTGAATAATAATCTCAGGCTGTTTCTTTTCAAAACTATCGAACAGATAATCAAGTTGTTCCCAAGTAAGGCCCGGTTGTTTGGTATCTTTTCTTATATTGGTGACGCAGTTTTTAAGAGCAGTCATCACAGATCTCTGTGTTGCCAAGATAATTTCTTCTGGATTATCACCGTTGGCCATCTCGAAATGTTTCATTTCATTATCTCCCGTACCTTGGATAAGCCCAGTTATAAATTGAGTGATAAAGAATTGAACCACACAAGAGACCATTATAAAACGCCTGCATTCTCACATCATCAAGGTAAGAAGAAATCAAAAGACCAGCTGACAGATGAAGAAACCACAGCGCAGTAGCGTGTCTCTTAATCCAGTGAGGTCTTTTAAATTCTTTTTTTAAATCGTCAATCATAGATCACCCAAGAAGATTAAATTCTTCTCAACAAAGTCAGCGTTCATCAACTGAGTTCCACCTTCAGGTCCACAGTCAATTGCATAAGCAGATGGTTTTGTATTGGTCAGAAGTAAAGTGTGACCTTCCATCTTGGCAAGCTCTTGCTCATGACAGATTCTATAGAGTGGAATAGCGACAGCACAGAAAGCATTATTAGGTGACATCACGATTTGATCTTTCATTTCTTTATTCCCCAAATTCTTTCAGCCTCTTCCATAAGATCTAAAGTTAGCAACATCTTATCAACTTTAGCTTGCTCACCTTCGAAGTCCTCGACAATCATGGTGATTGCTTCTGACTTATCTGTCTTTGCATACTCAGCGATCAAAAGAAATCGACGATAGGCTTCTTTAAATCCAGCCGCATGTTGATCTGCCAAATCTTTTTTATAATCTTCAAGAGGTAAAGATAAGGTTCTCATTTTACTTCATCATTGGAGGCCAGTTCCAATGTCCACCCTTTGGCTCTGCTGAGTAAGGAGTTGTATTAAAATACAAACCGTTTGGATTCATAACGAACAGCTGAACTTCTTGAGTCTCTTCGTTAATTACTTTCGTGATGATGGCAGGTGATGGCTCAGCCTTGTGTTCTCCACCTGGTGTTCCGTACTTTTGATAATGGACGATCCGTCCGATACTTGCTTTCATGATTTCCCCTTTGTAGGTTTAGGTTTTAAATAAATTGATTCCAAGTTCCCCATGCAATCAAGTATCGTGTCGATCTTTTCATGACCGATCTTGGTATGAGCTGCGATCAGAGTTCTTAAAAGTTTTCTACTGACTCGAGTCTTTTCGATCAGCTCCATTGCGTGACTGATCTTCTGAATATCTTGAGCCAATACTTCGAATGGAACTTGTGGCTCATCATCTTTTTGATTTACTTTTACTGTTGCCATCTAAAACCTTTTTCTTTTCTAAAGCGGCTAGTGCTCTTGTATTTTTCTTATTAACATACTCAACAACTTCCATGGCTTTCTCTTTGCCGTGGACTTTCATTACATCATCGAACTTAACCCATCCCATATTGTTAAGACTATCAACGGCAGCATCTACTGGATAATCTGATGCCGCTTCTATCGTATCCAAAACCAAAACCACGTGGGCATATTTAGGTTTTGTTTTAGTTGAGATTTGAACATCTCCACCCATAGTTTTAATTTCTCTTGTCGTATAAATCTTTCCTCTTGCACTCATGTCTCACTCCTTAAGATCAGCGCCCTCTCTAGTGTCAACTTGAAAACGAAATTGTTTCTAAGCCAGAGAGGACGCTTCAATTATTTAAAACATCTCTTCAATCTTTTTAAAACCCAGTTCTTACTAATGGCCTCTTCTTTAACATCAAGACATCCATCAAAAATTTCCAGGACCGAAGTGCGATAGTCATACAGCTTTACTTCAAGCTTACGATTCTCGTCTTCGAGTTCCTTAATTCGTTTCTGATACTGATACTTGGTTTCGTGATTCATCTAAACTGGGACCTCAACAACTTCACCCGTCGCATGGTTCACTACACTTTTCTTTTTCTGTATCATAGTTTTTGGATCTCGCAAAACTCTTGGTCCATGGTTTGGAGTTGTTACAGGGAGACCCTTCCATACGTGATGGAATAACTTGGCCTCTCTCTTCACATCAGCCAGACAATAGGTGATCGCTCGACCGTATTCTTTTCGTTGCCACATGCGCGGAGCCTCTGCCCCATCCTCTGTCTTCATGTGCTCCTTGCCGAATGTTCCAAGCAAGTGATCATCAAGCCTCATGCCTGGTGTTCGAGCGTTATCGCTGTGACCAAGGGCACGCTTTGATTCAATCATCAGATCATAGATCGGTAACTTATCACTGAGCTTTGACTGACAGCAGGCGTTTAAAAGTTTGTTATCAAATCCCACGATATTAAATCCACTCACGATGTCAGCGCTGTTGAGCCTTGCAATCAGCTGTTCGATGTTGTCATCCATGAAAACCAAATAGTCCATGACTCTGAAATCAAATGCGCAGGCAACAGAGATTCCCATCTTGTCGTGCGTGCCCCACGTGATGTCGCCTTTGATTTCATTTTTAATTTCGCAGTCAAAGACCACGATGTTCTGCCCTTGAATATCCATTACTTAAATCCCCTAGTTTGTTTGTAAAGATCCATCATTGCTGTTGTTAAATACGGATTCATATCATTAGGAACAAGGCGTGAACTCGCATCAGCTTTCTGAGAAAAGAAAGCATTCATCACTGGTGACATCCCATATCCTGGATGAAATCCACAGATGGCATAGAAGAGTTCGTTTCTATATTCAGAGATTTTAAATGTAATGAAAGCCATAGGTCTTATGATCCACCAGCGTCTCCCAAAAACAAATTGCTGAACGTGAAGAGACTTCATCACGATATCTTTTGCGTAGTGAACTGGCTTTGTCTTTGAATAAATAACTGGAGACCAGCACCAGTACCATCCACCCATAAGAATCCAATGAATCCAGAAGACAACCTTCCACTTCCAATGAAAGAAAGAAGCCAGAGCAAACAAGGCTGATGTCGTATAGTATTGCGGACCTGCCATTGGTTGCCCCAGCCCCAGAACTTCAGAGTCAGGACAGAAATTTATTCCAAAATTATTGCACCGATTGGAAACCCAACCGCCATTATCAGCATCAAAAGAACAAGTCCCAAGATTAAGAAGATAGTTCCAAGCCGCACCTCTAACCTCCCACTCTAAATTTTTCAGGCGAACTTTCTCGTGAGTCGCAGCAAAACACCAGGCAACAACAACATCACCAGATACTTTACTCAGATTATAAACTCCAATATCATCCACTCTTCTGACAAAGTTATTCATCATCAAGAGAAGAGATAGCCCCTCTTCCTTTATAAATCCAAACATCGTGAAGGCACCATGGTCATCGGTGTTGTCGAGTAGCTTCGAGTTGATTCTCATTCGTATCGGATAGTCTTCCATTGAAACCATCTCATGCGTTGGAATCTTCTGATCTTTTATTTTTTCATAGATGAATAATCTCCAGTAGAGGTGAGCAAATGGATACAAAATGTATACAATTAATTGAGTGGGATAACCTACAAAGATAAAAAGAAACCATCGCATGATCCACACCCTTGAATTATCTAACGTGTTCATCAGTAGTCACTTCCACCCGAAGACCCAGAGTCAGAAGATCCTGAGTCTGATGATGAACCGCTATCCCAAGATGAGCTTGCTCCACCGCCTGAGAAATCACCGCCGCCTCCAGACCAAGACTTGTTATCATCTGATGAAGATGAAGATCCAAAGACAGAATCATTCATAGAGGCAAGGGCCAATCCTGTTTTTAAAATGTCGATGTCATCAGTTGTTTCTTCTCGTCGCGTTGACTGAGCAGGGGGCATGTACTCTGGCTGATGTAATTTCTTTTTATGTTTTCTTCTATAATCATCACCAACGATTGCTCTTGTGTGATCTTGTCTTGCAATAAATTGTTCGTGCTGGCTTACCTTTTGTCGATAGTCTTCAATCTCAGCAAGCATCTTTAATCTTTTTTCTCTGCGTTTTCTGAAAAAATTAAAAGGCCAAAAGTTCCACATATCAATCTCCATTTCCATGCTCTTGATGTTGATCCACTTTCTTAACAGTCAAAGCTTTGTCGAGATCATCAAGTACGTTCTTATAATACTGATCACCCGTATCTTCGAAGGCTATCCTAAGAGCTGGCTTAACTTTATTTAAGATGCCAGATAAAACGCGGCACTGATCTTTGTACATCTCAGCCTGCTGAGCCATGAGCTTGAATCTTTTCTCTCTCAGTAAAACTGTTGGCACTATCCCCTCCCGATCTTTTTCTTTTGTCTCGCATGGAAAACAAATCTGGCCCAGGCTTCGGGCTTCTTATAATTTCTTTTCTTGCCAAGCTCTATCAACTGATGAAGATCCAAAGCTTGCCCCTGTTCTTTTCTAAACTCACGCTTTGCTCGTTCCTTATCTATTTCAATCAGCTCTTCATCTGTTGCCTGGAGATCAACATTTCTTTTCTCTTGTGTAAATATATTTCCACATTCAGCGCACTGTGATGAAGCTGCCATCAGCGCCGCAAAACAAACAGGACAGATCTTGACAGATGGCTCACCTTTTTCTTTTCTTCTGTTTCCCTCAAGGCTCCACGTCCTATCTTGGTCTGGCATACCATGCTCAACACAAGCCCTCACATGATCTAATATGATAGCGAACTTCTTACCAGGTGAAGGCCTGAGTGCCCGACCCACCATTTGTAAATAAAATCCTAGAGACTTTGTTGGCCTGAGCAATATGCAACACTCAATAGATGGACAGTCGAAACCCTCACCTAAGAGGTTGACATTTGTTATCACTTTGACTTCACCTGCTGCGAACTTTTTAAGCACAGCATCGCGGTGACTGGAGTCAGTGCCGCCGTCTATATGTTCAGCTCTGATGCCAGCCTCGTTGAACTGTTGAGCCACGTGAAGCGAGTGTTCGATGTTAACACAGAAGACAACAGCCCTCTTGCCTGGTGCCCTTCTCTGATATTCTTTGATGGCATCACCAGTCAGCTTTGGTTTATCCATGATGGAAGCAAGCTCACTGTTCACGTAGTCACCCATGCGGGTGTGAACTTGAGAGAGATCCACACTTGATGCCGCATATATTTTATAGTCAGAAAGATATCCAGCCTTGATCAGATCTGAAACCGTTGGACCTAAGATCATGGAATCAAAGTAATCACCCAAGCCAAGACCGTCCAGTCTCTCAGGTGTTGCCGTGACACCAATCTTATAAGCATCAGGAAATGAATTGATAACCTTGGCCCAGCTCTTAGCTGGTGTGTGATGGGCTTCATCAGGAACGATGAGCTGTGGCTTGTGTCTTAATAAGTGAAGACGATTCGCCAAGGTTTGAATGGATGCGATCTGAACAAGCTGACTATAATCTGCCATGAATCCAGATGAGATGATTCCAAATGGAACACCCACCTTTTGAAATGCCAAAGCTGATTGCATCACCAACTCACGACGATGAACGATGAAGATTGAAGCGTGACCCTTTTCGTGTGCGGTCTTTAGCATGTGGGAAACGATAGAGGTTTTGCCAGCACCAGTGGGCGCGACCATGAGAATTGATTTGATCTTTCGAAGCATCTCTCTACGGGCGCGACCAACGAGGTCAACCTGATATGGTCTTAAAATAATACTCACTTGCTCACTCCAAGTTATGTATTATTTTTTAACGACACGACCGCCGATCAAGTCAGCGGCTTTGATGTTTACTTTTAATTGCTTAGCTCTTTTGAGAATGATTGGTTGAGCCGTGTTAGGGATTGATCCTTTGATTCCTTTTTTGGTTACTCGAGTTCTCCATTTGCAAACTGAAGATGGAGATTTATTTAGGGCTCGAGCTGTTGCCCGAACGCCTCCGAATTTTTGTATGACAAAATCTGCTGGTGTTAATTTCATGGTGCCCCCAAGCTGATGAACCTAGGGAAACGCATGGGAGTAGTCAACATTTAATCTTGATCTTCAAAGTCTTGAGAGTCCAAATGTTCACAGCGAAGGCAGAACTTTTCATTGTCACCCTCGTCACCTTTATTAAAAGTCTTGCCACAATCTTGACAAGTGCATTTGATTTCAGTTCCTTCCATATCTTTTGAAGCACGCCATTCTGTATACCAGCTCATGATTCACCTCACTCTGTTAATATATTAACGCACTGTTTCCATTAAGGCAACACATAAAAAAACCCAGAGGGAGTGAGTCCCCTGGGCTTAGCGTGAACCGAGATTCATGCATCTGTAAATGTTACACTAATGCGTTATGACTTGCAAGTGTTTCAAGTGTTCGCTTAAAAGCAACATGTATAACTATACACATTTCGGAGTGAGACATGATCCATAGAATTCTTCCTGATGATAAGACGCACTGGCTCAAGTTGAGATCAACAAACATTAATTCAACCGAAGTCTCTGCCCTCTTTGGCTTGTCTCCATATCAAACAGAATTCGAATTGTATCACCGCCACGTCTCAGAACTTCAGGTGGATTTTACTGAGACAGATCGAACAAGATGGGGCACTCGATTGCAGAACTCTATCGCTGAAGGAATCGCTGAGGATCAAGGGTGGGAAGTAAGGGAAGCAAAAGAATATATATATGATGATGAACTCAAGATGGGATCTTCGTTTGATTACATGCTTCTAGATAAAAGATATCACGACCCAAAGGAAGACGCTGCAATCTTGGAAATTAAAAACGTGGACGGCATGGCCTTTCGTGATGGCTGGATTGAAGATGAAGAGGATGGAACCATTGAGGCCCCGCCCCACATTGAGCTTCAGGTCCAACATCAGATGGCACTCACTGGTTTAAAGAAAGCTTACATCGGTGCGTTCATCGGTGGAAACAAAGTTGTTCTCATCGAGCGTGATGCTGATGATGAGATCATTGAATCTATTCGAAACAAGATCAAAGAATTCTGGCAACGAGTTCAAGATAAGAATCCACCTTCACCTGATTTCAAACATGACATGGATGTCATCTCTAAACTTTATGGATACGCAGCACCAGGCAAAGTGATTGAATCAAATGAAGAGATTAACAAGTGGGCAAAGAAATATAAGAGAGTGTCGGATGTAATTAAAAAGCTTGAAGTTCGTAAGGATGAATACAAAGCCCACATCCTAACTCAGATCAAGGATGCCGAGAAAGTTTCTGGAGACCTGTTCAGCATTACCGCTAGCATGGTCGGACCTTCATCTTATGAAGTTAATAGAGAGGGCTTCAGGATGTTTAGAATCAACTGGAGAAAAGCCAAGAGTGAAAAGACTAAGAGTTGATATGACATCTGACGGTGACACCCGTGAGTGGGGTCTCGTGATTTGGACTGGCTCTAAGAATGAACGAACAGCTAAAGCTCAAGCAAATAAATTTATCAAACAATTCAACAAAGGAAGAAAGCATGTCAGGGATACTAGAACAAATCGAAAGGGTCCGAAGATACAAGTCAATGGCAGGTCCTTACTCCGCTCTGATTACTGAGCAGGGTGACGGCAACAACAAGCACACCACGATTGAACTGTCAGGTGATCAGTTCGAGCTGGTCAAGGCTACGAAAAAGATTGTTGTCATTGGCGAGTGGGAGTGGAGCTTCTTAGCTGAAGTGTTCGCAACAGTGGATGCCGATAATTACAGAGCGGTTATGGAAACAAAGCTGGATACTGAACAATCACAAGTGAGGGAAATGTGACAAAGACAAAGCAAACAATCTTAGAACAAGTGAAACACTTAAGAGCAAAGGGCTACACCTTTGATCAAATCGCTGATCAGTTTAATGAGCAGGGACTTAAGACTCCAACTGGTAAAACTTGGAAGGGGTGGGCCATCGCTCAAAACTTTAGAGGCAAGCTTGATGCGGCATCAACAGCAACAAAGACTGGTCCAAAGAAAACATCTTCAGTCAGTGAACTGATCAGATCAATTGGTCATTCAACGATGCCTCTCCACAAGAAAGTTTCTATCTTGCAACACCTGGTCTAAGAGGATGACAGTCTTGAGAACAGTTGTCAGAATCATAGGTAATGGCCAAAGAGAAAGAAGACATCCACGTTGTACCAGTTGAAGATATCATTGAGCATATCGAGGTGGAGCATTGCCCTTGTGGAACCGAGTGGGATGAATACAACAAAGCTGACTTTCTAAGTGGACGTGTCAACCATAAAGTGATAGTTCATAATAGACTGATGGATAATCCACAGTAACAATAGGGGGCAACATGGCTAAGAAAGCAGCAAGCAAAAAAGCAGCAGCAAAGAAACCAGCTAAAAAGTCTGATAAGAAAAAGTAATTGTTCTAGATCGTGGAGATGTACAGGCAAGCCGTTGCAAAATCTTAAATCAGGGTCGGGTAAAAATTCCGGTCCACGATCTGCGAACTTAATAGGAGTGAGACCATGTCCAACATTACCCCAGTCGATGAGCTTAAAAGTAACTTAAGTAAAATGGAAAGCCAATTCAAGATGGCTCTTCCAAAACACATACCTGCTGAAAGATTCATGAGAGTGATCTTCACAGCCATCGGTCAAACACCAGCGCTCAGTCGGGCTGATCGTCAAAGCTTCTATGCTGCGTGCATGAAGTCAGCTCAAGCCGGTCTCTTACCTGATGGTAAAGAATCTGCCATCGTCACATTTAAAAACAAAGCAGGCCAAGAGATCTGTCAGTTCATGCCGATGGTCGCAGGGATCTTAAAGCAAGTACGAAACTCTGGTGAGCTTGCAAGTATCACGAGCCAATTGGTTTATGAGAAAGATGATTTCAAGTATTGGATTGACGGTGAAGGTGAACACCTTGAGCACAAGCCTAACATCTTTGAAGACCGTGGAAAACTAAGAGGTGTTTATGCTCTTGCCAAGATGAAAGATGGAGCTGTCTATATTGAAGTCTTAACGAGTCAGCAGGTGGATGCAATTAAAAAGAGTTCAAGGTCAGCAGGATCTGGACCGTGGGCTGGAGCATTCGAAGCTGAGATGTGGAGAAAGTCTGCCATCAGAAGATTATCAAAGCGCCTTCCATTATCAACAGATATCGAGATGACCATCAAAGCTGATGATGACTTCTATGATCTTGAAGGTAAAGAAACTCAAGGTGAAGTGGATACAAATGCGTTATCTGTTTCAGCAAAGAAGCCGTCTCGACTTGGTAAGCTCGTCAAGGGTGTGACTTCTAAAGAGTCTAAAGAAGAGACAGCGGTGTTGCCTCCAGACGAACACCGTGAAACTGAAGTCGTTTATAATGAAGACGTGGATCAATCTGATCTACCCATCTGATATAATTTTAAACTTATAACTTATGTGCTATATTGGATCTCAGAGTGAGGTCCAAATGTTTTCAAAGAATGATATCAAATTAATATGCTTGGCTTACATTGTGTGCATGATGTCCACATTCTTAATAGGATGTGCTCAGCCCGGTGGAGCTGAATCAATCAAATCAACAAAAGAACTTTTCAGCACCTGGTCAACAGGATCAGGTCAGACTCTTGAATTAACTGGTGCCGTGTTCGGGACTCAGGTTGTTGAGTTCGAACTATATGCCAACGCTTCTTGCTTGTGCAATCTTACGATCTCAGGATCTCAGTCACAAGGAACTGCCAACATTGGATCTTGCACTTGGACTGGAGGCGGTGCCTCTCAGTGTGGATCTATCGCAAACCAGGGCTACACTTACCTAAATGTCGGTGCAAATTTAAGCTTATGTAATACCTCAAACCAAACCTGTACGTCTTATAAATAGGAGTGAGTTATGACCATGCAAGATGTGATGCAAATGAATTACTCAATTCAGATGTTCGAAGCCATCGGCGCTTGGGGCATGGCTGAAGTGTTAAGAGAACAATTGGAAAAGGCTTTGGATAATAATAATGATAAGCTGGTGTGGAACTAAGCGGCGTTTCGAGCGTTCGCTGTACCGGGCAGGCTCAGCCCACACCAGGATTATATCATAACTTATGTCATAAGATGTTGCCATCAGAGAAATCCCTCTTGTAGTATTTGCCAAGAGGTAAGCATGGCGAAAGTAACTATCACAATCACAGATCTTCCAGGCGACAAAGTTGAAGTCATTTGCGATCCCACCTTTGAGACAATGGCGAAGATGAATGAGTCAGGTCACCCTTGGACCTCAGCTCACGGCTATGCCCTTCGTGCCCTCAATGCGATTAGAAAAGCAGGCAAAGAAAAAGAACCCACGCTCATCCACATTCCAAAGCTTGGTATTAAGTTTTAAATTTCAAGCGCCGATAGGTAATCACGTATTGATTTCATAGGCAGTCATTCTTGGTTCTCACTATCCGTTCCGTTTTAGGTGAGGCTGTTAACCCGTGGTCCGTTTGCAGCCTCACCAGCTTTTAACGAAACGATCAATAATCTCTTCGACCATCCAGCTCCAAACTTATCCCACTTCGCTTTTGTATAAAGGCGATGACGCTCCAAAGAGTACAGTAAAATCAATTCTCTTATTGACCTTCCTTGCAAAGCTTCTAGAGTTACAGTTCCAATGTTTCCATCAGCCTTAGCACGCACGATCCTTTGGAGCGCCATACTAGCAGTATCTTCACCTTGATTAATTGCCGCATCGAAAACCAAAAGATTTAAACCTGATGGCAGAAGATCTCCACTGACCTTATCCCAGAAATCTTTCTTATAAATTTCACGAGCCTGGTCGATAGTCAGATTTACTATGTCAAGATTTGGATAAGATCTTTTTGAAATGCCAAACTTAGTTAATCCACCTGGATCATCTGGATTGTTAACAACCGTTGCCCCGCCCTCGAGGTCAATAATAAAATCAACAGCTTCCAAGAAGTTCATGTCTTTCCTTTTTTTATATTTGAAATTTCAACCGTGTGTTTCCCTAAAGCTTCAGCGACCTGACTCATATTGTGACGGTGATGCTGATCAAGCCTGTCAATCTTAACCTCAACAACTTTTAAATTTCCAGCGGTTAGATCAAGCTTGTCTTTCATTTCGAGAACACGTCCAACTTTCTCCATTGATTCCTTCATCTGCTTGAGCGCATTGCTGGAAGCGTTCTGCGCATCAGTCGCGTGAGCCGTAAGGTCAAGCATCTGTTTTGCAATCTGTCCTTTGAACTCTTCTAGATTTTTGCCTAGCGATTCCATTTTAACTCTGACAAGATTTGATTCTATTTTTACAGTTTGGATTGATTCGGTGGACATCTTTTTATTAACAGCTGTGTCTTTGTCTCGCTGCTCTTCGTATTCAGCCAAGCGTGCAAAGAGTTTATCAATTCGATTGCTCACGTAAGATAAAAGTTTTTCAGCCAGAGCCCAGACAATGAGCCCCAAACAAAAGCATGTGGCAAGAAGACCGCCTATGATGGGGCCTTTCTCAACAAAGAAATCAAAAACCTTTTCCACTTATTCTGAATCCGGATTGCAAGAATTCAAAATAAGAAGCAACGTCTTAACGTCTTGCTTTGGCAAGCACATATAAACAGGATCAAGATCTCCAAGTGATTTACTGGAGATCCATTTGCCATCAAAGTCAGTCGGCTTTTGGGGCGGGCTTTGACACCCGCTGATTAAGCCTATGCATAAAAATATCATTAAGAGTTTTTGCATCCCCATCCCCTTCAAAAGCTGCGTCGATACTCTTAATATCTTCAGCGTTCTTTTGAGTTTGAGCAAGCAGGCGTTGTTGTTTCTGGTACTCTTTAAAGGCCTCGATCAAGGCCATGATAATTTGGAGTACAAGCTGGTTCATTACTTAATCAACTTGATAGAAGCTAAGTAATCAAGAACAAACAAGAGCGCCTTGTAAGCTTTAGATTTTTCAACACGATCAAGAGCTTCATCATCAGCAGTTGTCTCTGTGCTCTTAACGTAAGCCTGAGCCAGAGCGAACAATGGTTTTAAGATTGCTCTTAAGGAACCAATCACCATTAACACCGTTAAGATGTAAGGATGGTTTGTTGCGAACTGAAGAATGAAAGCTGCGATTTGAAAACCGATTTGATCCATTAAGTCCCCCTGTGATGAGGGACTTATCGGATATCCAGAACTTAAACTTAACGGGCTCCGATTCGATGAATTGAAATGTGGTTGCCTTGGGAAACTGTGCCCGCATAAAGTGTCGGGGTACAAGTAGCCGTTGGATACACCGCCACATAATCGCCTGCGACTAAGTTCACTAGGTCAGAACCCGAAGCCGGGGCCGAAGTGCTTATCATGTTAGCGAAGTCTGAGTAGAGTGATCCATTCTTATAAACTCGAATGGTCGTCGTGACTGCGCCACAATAAACCGAAGCCGTGACTTGATATATCCCACCGACGGGGGCCGTAAACTTCCAGACGCCCGCACCCGTTGTCACCGCATTGTGCGTATCAAATTCTTTTGTTTCAAAGTTAAAAGGATTTGAAGAAGTGGTCGATGCTGCCGAGGTAACATAGTATCTCGCTGCCACCGTTTCACTCGCGGATATTTGATTAGGACCACTCAGTCTGAAGACGCTTATTGATGTGGCTACTTGTCCGTTCGCTGCACCTGTAAAGGTAACGGTAGTGTCTGACCGAAGGGATAAAGTGTCTCCCGTCTTAAGGCCCCACATAACGAGAGACCCTGACTTCCATGCGGAGTTATCACAACCCGTGATCCGTCTGAACAAACTTGCGTTTTTGTAAACGGATACTGAAGCCCCTCCCCCATTCAAACAAGCGATTGAAATTTGGTAATCACCCGCTACAGGCACGGTGTAAACAGATCCACTCCATGCGCCGTGAGTGTCTCGTTCCGAGGTAACAGGAATGTCAGTGACGTTGGCAGTCACCGCCTGATTCGACAGCATGACCCCGTGAAAAGAAACGATACGGGTAGAAGCCTGATCGGACATTAGGGTTGAGCTATCCCATCCAGCAATAGGAACCCACACGTCTATAGTGAAAGTCTGAGTCTCCGTTAAATTTAAACCCGCAGATCCAAAAAAGAAATTAGTCGTTGTTCCATTTTGTTGAAGGAAGAACATGACTTGGGTTGCAGAATACATCGTTGCATTTCGTATCGTAGCATTGGCACTGACCGAGGTACTGCGCCAATACCCCACCGCCGCGACCGCAGCTTGTAGGTTAGCTTGAGTATCGGTTGATCCGCCATTAGGGGTGCCGGTCATGGATGTGTCAGCAGAGAGACCGTTAGGCAAAGACAGAAGATAGTTTCCCGAGCCCGCTGCCGCGCCCGAGTTTGAAGTTACATCCCATACGTATGTTACTTTGGCGAACTTACCATACCTAACATAATAAACTTCGTCCCTGACTCTAGTTGTGGGCTTGGTTGGTGGGGTAGTGACAGCTCCGAAAGTAATTGCCCCGCCGGATATCTTACCGCTTGTTGGCACTCCATAAATAAGTCTATTGGTAGAGATCTCAATGTCATCAAACTTAACCGTGTAAGCTGAGGCTGATGTTGATCCAACGTGAAAGATTAATTTATAAGAAGTTGAGTTACTTGCTGTTTGAAATTCAGCATGAAACTCTTCATCGAAAGTGGAAGAATTGGTAAGTATTTTATAACTTGATGGCTGAATGATTGTCGTATTGGTAACATCATAAATCCAAACAGTGACATCTGAATCTGTTGTTCCGGTTCCAGCAACAAAAGTTCCAGATCCAATTTTAGTTCTCATCTTGACAGAAAGAACTTTCGCCTGGTCTGCGCTATCAATTGCAAAAGAAACTGCGCATCCCTGACCCTGTCTGTTTGCAGCGTCCTTAGTTAATAGCAGAGACCCATCTCCACGAATAGGTCCTGATGTTGATCTTGTGCAAGTAACGGTCGGTGACCCAGCCGCTCCATCTACAGGACTTGTTCCGGCGGCATCAGCATAGGCAACAAAGGAACCAACATTTTTTTCGAAGTGCCCCTTGTTTCCCATGTAATTCTTAAGCGATGGCTGTCCCTCAATGATATCAGTCTTTGGAATGATAACTTGTGTTCCAGCAAGCGCGGTCGAAGCCGCGAAGAGTGTGGATAGAATTAATTTAATCATGGCAACATCCTTACATATCTAGATAGTGTTGAAAGGTACATAAAAGAAACGACTTGGCCTTTTGCAATTTCACGATCACCGTCCATCAAGCATCCGTTGGCAGCATCGTTCTGTGGAATGATAACTGTGTTAGTGTCATCGTTTCCAACGAGGTGAATTTTCGCACCGTCAGGTGGAGGTGTCGAGCCAAAAGGTAATGGATTGGCAGCAACAGAACTTGCCAAACCTTGGACAAGAAATGTTTGTTCCATTTCGTTCGTATTAATTGCAAGTTGAAATCCACCAGCTAAAGCAAGTGAACTCGTGACAACGTTAGAACCGCCGCCCGATCCACCAACAACTTGCCATCTTGCCGCATTCGCATCATAGATCAAGATCAATGCTGCGTTTGTTTTAAGGCTTAGATCTCCACCAGTTCCAGTAAAGATTCTATTTGCCGCCGTTCCACCAGTGTTGTTTTTAATAACAATGTTGGCTCCAGTTTTATTTGATAAGATTATAAACTTGCCATCAGATGGACTGGCAATGTTGTTGATCGAAGCTAAAGATGCATTTGTTAAAACGTGGAAGACCTTAGTTAAAGTGATTGATTGATCTGCCCCAGTCGTTGCCGCATCGACAACCTGAAAAAAAGAAACCAAGTTATTAAAGAAGTTTGTTCCAGTCCAAGTGTTGTTGTTACTTAGAATCGAAGTGATATAAGCCGCCGCAGCAGCCGCATAATACTTAGCTGAGTATTCGGTGTTATCAACAGTTCCACCGGTATAGTTTGCCCAGTCCTTAGATGACCCGCCATTTGCGGCACCTCTTGTGAAGGTTCCAATAGCCCACTCTTTTGCTGAGTACAAAGCCGCCGTAACAGCCGCACCGGTTAACTGAGCCCACGATTTTGCATCCCCCCCACTTGGCTGGCCAGCACCAGTACCGCCTATTGCATAGGCCTTTGCGGAGTTATCAGTTGCCTCCACAAGAGCAGTCGTTTCTGTGGCCCACAATTGAGCTAGGTCTGCGCTGTCAGACGCGTCATCAGCAAAGTCACCAGCCTCAACAGCAGAAGCCGCCGCAGCAATCTGACTAGCCTCAGCCGCCTCAGCATCAGCCTGGGCTCCAGAGATGGCATCAGCCGTGGGACCAGCCGCAAAGCCATCCCCATCTTCATTGGTCATGATCACCACATTAGATTGACCCACCAGGTCAGCAGGCAATTCAGCCAAGAAGTCAGCCGGGTCCATCGAAGTTGGGAGTTTAATTGAACGATCAAGCTCATCTTGCTGCTGTTGATTTTGCATCACAAGAATATCAAAAACTTTTTCGTGGATCTCAGGGTAAAATGTTCCCTGATTTCTGATATCAGTTTCTTGCTTCAAAGGGAGAACCCTTCGAATTGCAAGAATCCAATCGACCTCTAAATCCCCACCAGCATCAAGCCAATCAAATGCACCAGGAACAAGAGAGATGCTTCCACCGCCCGCATCCGTTGCGCCGTCAACCGTGTAGTGAGTATCAAGAGTCAGAACTGTTTCTTCTAAGGTGTCAGGATCTAGAACGACAACTTGAAGATCAGCATCAAGAAAGATTTTGAAAGTGTAGTCGTAAGTATCAACTGCCCCATTGCCAACATAATTATTTCTGTTTACTTCTGACGCTAAGGACATTTGATCCCCTTATTGAAATGTAAGTTTATTAAAAGTTTACTTTTATATTTAGTCAATTACTGCCCCTTCTTTCCGGTGATCAAACCTCGTGTGAAATCAACAGGTCCCTCTGGCTCAGCTTCACCGCTTTCAACAGCGCTCAAGTAAGTCAAAGGTCTAGAGAGGGCACCAGCAGGAACACCAGAGAGTAAACCAATAAATGTTAACGTGTCTCTGATGGCACGGTTTTGTTTTGCCGTATCAGTGTTTTCTCCAATGGCAGCATAAATTTCACTTGGAAGTTTCACCATGTTCTCAAGTGTTGAGATGGCTGGAGAAACGTTCAGCTTGTCATCATAGTGCTTGTCATTAAAAGTATTTGATAACGTGTTGGCCAAAGCTCCAACGAAAGGAATCTCTGCTCCAAAGAATGAAAGCGGAGCCCCCAGGAAAACAGCCATTGCATCATCAAGATACTCATCATCGTCATCAGCATCAGCTGGAAGACCTGACATAACTCTTCTGATCACTTCACTTGTAACAGCTGGAAGGTAAAGCGTAGTCATGAATAAAAAGAACAAACGACCAGCGCCTTTTTTCAAACCAATTTCTCGTGAAATCTTTTGAACCTCAGAGGCTTGAAGGTTTGCCAAGTTGTTAAAGTAAGAATAGAACTGTGTGAACATTTGCATAAACGGTGAGCCAGTCTCAAGACGTGAAGCATCTGTTGCCTCCAAAGATCCTTGAGTTAATCTCACCGCAGCGTCAGCTTCTTGAACGGCTTCTTTTTCAAGTCGGCCTTTTTCAATCGCTTCGTTATAAGCTCCATGCCAGATGATCGTATTGTTCTGATTCTGAGACATTACCTGGAGAACATAAGCGTTCTCTTGTAAAAACTCTTTAACAGAAGTCAGTGCGCTATCTGGTCGATAGATTTTTTTAATATCATTTTGAACATCAGAAATCTGATTTGTCAGATTCGTTTTCATGAAGTCTGATTTTTCAGATGCGATCTTGGTAAGCTCTTTTGAATTCGTGAGATAGTTCCAAGTCGCATTTCTTAAATACTTTGGCGCGACCTTAGACGCTGCCACGATAATCCCAGTGTAGTTCTGGAGAACGTTGATCGTATTACCAGCCATGATGTTCATGCCAGTGCGAACTCTTAAGGTCGTGAAGAAAGCATCTGCAATTCTCCAAGCCTTACCGTTTCCTGATGGATTTGATTTCTTCTGACTTGCTGATCTTTGAAGCCATGGAACAAGCATTCCACTTCCAGCCTCTGGATCAAACTGAGCAAGCTCTGCTCTGAAATTATCATTCATTACAATTCGAGCAGCCTGCTTGATTGCTGGTTCGATGTAAGTGAATCTTAAAACTTTATCAATGTGAGATCCAACGAGATCAAGATTTAAACTTAATTGTGTGGCATAGTTTTCCACACGACCCTTCGTGAATCCACGGCCTGTTGATGGAAACATAAAGCTATTTTGCCCACGCTCCATCGCATCCTTTTCATTTCGTATCGCACCAGCTTCTGATTTTTCTGGATCAGCAACGGCTGGAACGTAACCGCCCTTATATTCTCCATAAGGTGTTTGAAAACTCTTTGCTGTAATTTCATTGAAATAAAATCCATAGAGTTTCTTATGAGCTTTCTGCGCATCAGGCTTAAGAGATTCATTCAAATCCCAAACAGCTTGAGCCCAGTCGTAATCTGCTTTTGTTAAGATCCCCTCAGATTGCATTCGAGAAATAAATTTATTCCAATTGCCAGCATCAATAGAACCATCCTCGTTAACAGATCCCCATCCACGTCCAATGAGAAGCTTTTTTAAATTGCTTTCATTACCAGTGTGGAGAATCGCTCCGAGTAATTCTTTCTTATCTTTGAATCCGTAAGCCGTCTTACTTATTTCAGGTGCCGTAATCGGTCCCTTGTTAAGAGATGTCTTGTCTAAGATTTTTGAAATCTCAAGGTACTGTCTTGAAACTTTTTCTTTTTCAATTTTATATTTGTTTCTCGCATCTGATACGGGTCGCCACATGTACTCAGTGAACTTACCGCCAACAGTGTTGGTCCAATGCTCAACTCGAGTGAGCGCCGCTTTGAAAGATAAGAACCCAGTCTTGATTGCTTCACCGGTTGATTGGCTTCCTTCGAACTGAGCAGTGCCTCCACCTTTTGCAAGATCAGCAAGGCGAGTGTTCAGCTCAGTCATTACATTATCAATCTGAAGTTTTTGTTCACCAGTATCAAATTCTTTTTCAGACTTCGAAAGATCCCAAAGGGCCTTAACGGTTTCACGCATGTCAACAAACGTATCAAAGTCCACGCTTTCAAACGGAGCGCCTCTTGAATAAATAGGATTGATGATGGCCACAAGCTCAGCATAGCGATCTGGGTCGTACTTCTGAATCTTAGAAAGATATTCTTCTGGGGCTTTGTCTGCCTTACCTATACCGTACTGAGCAAGGATGACACGAGCAGCATTAACGAGATCAGTATCACGACTCTTAGAAATATCTTCATCTGATCTGCCTATTCTTTTGAATTCAGATCTGGCTTTTTTTATTTCATCTTTTGCTTCTTGAGCCGCTCGATACAATTCAAAATTTAAAAGTTCTTTTCTCTTGGCTTCAAATGCCGCATCAAAATCACCCTTCGCTGCCAAGACACCAGCTTCTTTTCTTAAGCGCTGTTCGGCTCTTCTGTAAACTGAAGGGCTGATATCTTTAACAGTTAACGCGCCAATGATTCGGCGGGCCTGATCTTGAACTTCTTTTTTTGGAGGGATTCTTTTTGCAATTCTTCTGATCACATCTTTAACAAATGAAGGTTTATTCTCCATCAAGTATTGAAGTTCCATTCTTAAGACAGCTTCACGCTTGTCATTATGGATTGCCTTGACGGTATCTTCTGAGACTTCAGGTGTGTTCATATAATCAGGATAAGCCTCACTCATCCTAACTTCTGTTTCGTTTGCGATGGCATCCCTTAGTGATGGGATATTCGACAATGAATCAACCAAAGCCTGACCATCTCTGAATCCTAAATACTCAGCCGCAATCTCAACATGGATTCCCTCAGGTGAAGAGATTCCATTTGGAAGTGCTGCTTGCTGTTCTTTTGAAAGCTTATCGGTGATTGAAGATTTTAAGATCTTCATGTTCGCCAAACCTTCAGGCAACGGCTGACCATCAACGGTCGTTCCTTTTTGTAAAACATAAAGAGCGTTATACTTTAAAGATGAAGCAAGCTCTTCAGTTACTTGATCTTTGATTTTTTGTTTCTGTTCCTTATAGAAAGCTGTGTCTCTTTTCGTGACATCTTCCATAAGCTTTTTTCTGATTTGGTCTTCAGCGGCTTGACCAGCTTCTGCTGTGGCCTCTTGATACTTAAGTACCTGCTCATCGTTCATCCCTGAATCTCTGAGGGCAGAGAAAAAATGTTTGTCGAAACCTTGCTCAGCCTGAGCATTATTGATGGCTTCTTGTGAAACCAACAAGCGGTCAAATACCATTCGAACTTCATCAGTGAGCTGAACATCTAAGTTAACAAGTTCCCTGTAAACTGAAGTCAGCCACGTTTTAAATTTAATAAATACTTTTCTTAAAGCCTGGTCAGGCGCTTTACCTTCCATCAAGTAAGCTTCGAACCCACGTGCAAATTGCTCGTGCTGCTCAACGCCAATCTGATCTTTCGATTCAACACCTAACCAGGTGAGGATCTTATTGTAATCGTCTTTCACTTCCTGAGCGGTGTCGGCTTTAGAAGCGATGTCACCCATGACTTCCAAATAGAAGTGACCGGTCTCATGGATAAAGGTTGATGGATCTGCGTTCTTTAAAAGCTCAATGTTGATTGAACCATTTCCAAATCTAATCTGACCGCGTGGAGTTTCGCCTCCCTGATTAAGCTGTTGCTCTTCAGACTTCTTTCCTTTTTTGCCTTTAACTTTACTTTGATTGTAACTTTTTGGAACCGTGATTTTCTTAGTTAGAATCACATCACCGTCTTTTGATTCCTTGGCGGTGTATCCAGCTTGCTTAAAAAGATCAGCCATCGGTGAATTGATATCAATTCCCAAACGCTTCGTTGAAGTAAGAACAGAACCAGCGCCTTTGAGTGAGGCCTCTCTCTCAAGAGATGAGATCATATCACTGGCAAGGCCAAGGTATTTCTCTGTCGTTTTAAGTTTGCCGATCATGAAAGTCTTGCCAGCTTCACCAGCATTTATAATGCTTCCAGAAGCTTCGACTCCCTCAAGTGGATTTAATGACAAACTGTTTCTGATAGTAGTGACGGCAAGCTTTATATTACCAGGACGAATCACTTCACCCTGATTTAAAACTGTTCCACCCTTACCCTCTTCGCCTGAGATTCTTAAGCCGTAGTTTTCAAACAGGGCTTTAGGATCTTGGTTTAATCTTTTGCCAAGTGTTTTAAAAGTTGATTCATAAATCTTTGCATAAGACCTTGCATCTTTTTCTTTCATGCCAGTCTCTTTAAGCTGCTCAACAATCTGCGAACCAACTTCTTTTCCTTTGGCTTCATAGTCGATCACATTTGGATCTGACTCTGGAGCTTTGGTTTCTTGAGCGACCTTGGCTTGAACTTCTAGATCTGCCTTCAGCGCTACCTGCTCAGCTTTTGCCTGGTTAACAGAGAGTTGATCGGGGCTGAACTTTACATCATTGGCAAGGCCATCATAGTGCTCAGTGTTGACTGTATTAGAAACCCAGTCAGCCATTGGCATCTTGAGATCTGATCCAGATTCTTTTGCCGCTTCATACTTTCCAGACAGGCCAAGCTGTTGAGCTGCCTGAACTGGAGAAATCTTCTTTGATTGGAAGTAAGTTTCAAAAGCTTCAACTGGAATGAAGACATCTTGAATTGCAGTTCCATCAGTCACCTGACCAACGAACTCTTTTAACTTCTCAGGCAATCTGCCATTGAGTTTTGATTCTTTTGCAGCTGCTCCGATTTGATTGTAAGCGCCTTTTGTATTCTGAGCCTCAGCGCTTTGCTGAAACATTTTATAACCAGTTTCAACAGAGATGGCAGAACCAGAAACAGTTGAACCGGCACCAGCGCCAACGATAAAAGAATCAGTCGCTCTGGTCATGATTCCCTCAAGGGCCTTATCATTTACACCAGAACCGAAGTCCACCAGATCTTGAGAGAAGCTTGTGATAAACTCCTCAGCTCCCTCTTCACCAGCAGACTTTAAAATTTCTTTCACGCCATTTTTGAAAACTTCTCTTGCTCCCTCTTTGCCAAGACCTTTAACAACTGTCTTGATGGATTCTTTAAATCCACTTGAACCGATACCAAATAAAGATTCAGCACCAGTTTCAATTGCACCAGTGACAAGAGCGTTTGATTTTGCAAGACCAGGCTCAACGCCTTGCTCTAAATTATCAGCAAACTTTTCTGCTGAACTTGAAGCAAACATTAAGGGAAGACCAGCTCCACGGCTGACAGCAATCACTCCCAACATTGGAAGATTTGAAGCGACTTGAAAAGCAAAAGCCTTTCCAGCGTTGGCATAATTTCCAGCCAAACCTTCAGTCACAATACTTTTTGCCTGCTCTTCTGGAGCGTACTGTTTAGATTTAGACTCAAGATACTGAGTTACTTTATTGTCGTATAGTTCTTTTGGAACAGGTTGATTTTTAATTTTATCAAGCACGGCCTGATCAGCATCACTGTAAAAAGCAAAGCGATCCATTTCTGGATCAGATGTCCCGTAGGTTAATGCTGGAATCTTTGCGATACTTGAAGCTGTTGAATAAAGACCAGAACGGAAAGCATCAAATAGCTGACCGCCAAATCCATGAGATTTTTGAGCGTCTTCAATTCTTCCAAGCGCATCCATATCATCACGAGCGACCATTGCGTTTTCTGGGTTTGCCAAAAACTTAGCTAAGGCTGGAGTCGCGGCAATTGTTTTTTGCGGGTTAATGGATGCGGCTTCTTTTTTTTGTTTCAGCATATCGTAATTCTGCTCAGCGAACTGAGGGCTTACGTTATACTGTTGAGCAAGCTTGATGTATTCAGCGCTTTGATCAGGATTCTTTTGGCTGGCAACAGCCATGCTCTGCTCAAGAAGATCATCAGGCGTTTCACCTGGAGCTTCTGGGATATCTTCTACTGGTTCATACTGTTGGGGATCGAAGTCAACTCCACCGCTGTCCTCTACAGGCTCATACTGATCTGGATTGAAATCGACTCCACCGTTATTCATACTTACCCGTTTTCTTATTCAGCGTGAGAATCTGACCTGTCTTCTTGTCTCTGATTCTCATTGGCTTACCGCTCGTGTTGCTTGCCTGAGTAAACATTGATTTGTTCTTTTCAGCCTGAGCATTGAACGCCTGTTGTTGCTCTTCATCAGTAGCTTCAAACAGTTTTTTCTTGTTGTCAAAAAGACCAAAGAAAGTTGAGCCGACTACAACATCAGTCGCCAATTGATTTGCAATTGTTGACATTTCTTTTTCTGTTGGCCTGCGTCCGTTGTTTTCTTTGAAATCAACAAGGGCTGCATAATACTTATCATTGAAGGCAGCCGCCTTAGGACTCGTGGATTTAATCTTCATTGAGGCTAAAACGTTCTTAGCGATCTCTGAATCAGATCGGAACTCTTTAAGCTCCTTTACATCTTTTCCCTTTCGAGCAGCTGTCTGAATTTTAAAAACCTCTTCCCAGTCATTCTTGTTTAGCTTGTTGTAAACTTCAGGACTGTTCAGGTTCATCTTTGCAAACTTATCTTTCGTTTCAGGGTTTGCTCCAAGCTCCATAAGATCGCGCTTGAACTGTTGATCTGTTACGATGTCTTTTCCCTCTTGCAAATTTCTCGCATAGTTTTTTAATGAAGAGGTGTCAGACAAACTAAATCTTGAAAGCGTTCTTTGGATGCGTGGATCATTTAAGTTTCCACCATTTGAATCCAACATATTCTTAACTGTTCGGTGCATGTCTTCGTTGTCTTCTCGTTCAGCCTGCTTTTTAATTGTGAGCTGTCTTGAGATCTCTTCATTCAAAGCCTGTCGTTTTTTTGGATCTTCAACTTCTTTAGCTTTTTCATAAGCCTGAGAAGCCGTTGCCCCAGATCCTAAGATCTTATCAGCTTCACGCTGAGCGAACCCTAGACGGCTGGAGATCTCTAAATCTTTTTCAACTTCACCTTTATCTTGGCCAACAAAGAAATCTTTGTTCGCTTGATAGTAAGCATCAGCGGCAAGGTCATCACCGTTGTCGATAATTCTTTTTATAATTGCAGAGTGAGTCTTACTTTCTGACTCTTCTGTTTTCAATTTAACCCACTCTGGAGGCAAACCATTTCGTTGAGCATGAGCCGCGATTGCGACCTTTTGCGAAGAAATAGCTTGAGCGACTTTATCAGGATCTTGGTAAGCGGTGAGCGCTGTGTTCATTTGAGTCTGAACATAAGAGAGAGTTTCAGCGTCATCATAAGATTTGATTTCACCAGCCACATGCCTATCAAGAGTTCTGTTAATCTGAAGACCACGCTCTTGAGCTAGCTTATTGAAAGCTGCTTGCTGAACTGGGTTTGATAAAGACTTCTGAATCTCATCAGTTGTCTTTCGATAATTCTCATTAACCTCTTCTGGTAAACCAAAAGCGTCTTTACCTTTTCTGTTCAAAGCTCCACTAGTTGGATTGTAAAGCATGTCAGTTTCCATCTCAGTCAGCTTCTTATCAGCTTCCATTAGTGCGACCTGGTCAGCATCAGACTTAAACTTCTGAGCGATTTGAACAACCTGATCGGCTTGAGCCTGAGCCCCGCGACCTGGAGTTAATGCTTCTGGAAGATTGACCGAAACGCGAGATGAAGAAAGACCACGCTCTTGAACTTGAGGTGAATCATAACTTGGAACTTTTGGCATTAAAATCCTCCAGCTGTTCGACGAGACCCTATGCGGGTGTCGGCTGTTGATTTTGGAGTTGAGCTGTCAGTTGATCCAGCGGTGCGTGAAGCGCCGTAAGCCGACACTCCCATGCTCATGGCACGAAGCCCACCGGTTACCAGCGTTTGGTTCGCCTGAGACTTACCAGTCGCTTTTGCAAGGTTACCCTGCCCGATGTAGTCACTCGCTTGTTGCTTGTAACCCATGGCCTCCCTGAACGCATTCATCTTGATTCTCTCAACGTCTTCAGTTCCCATTTCATAAGTCTGGTCAACAACCTGACCAGCAGTTCCATAACCTACCTCAACACCAGAAGCGGCCTGAGCCGCTCTTTGAGTTCCAGCGAACTGTTCCACTTTCTGACCATAAGCTAAGGCCTCTTTGCCTCCGCGCTTGATGGCATCTTCAGCTTGAAGCTCAGCACGTCTTGCATTGATGCGGGCCATCTTCTGCTGAGCCCTTCCCATAAATCTTTGGCCATCAGCCTCAATAGAAGATGAGACTAGCGTGACGGCCATCATAGCCCCTGTTGCTCCCATTAATTGCCCCCTCTAAAAGGAAAGTATCCAGCCGGTGCGATTGCCAACAAAGTGAAAGGACATGGATCAGTCTGTCTAATGAACAGCCGACCGTTTGATTTCCACTCTGATCTAATGGCTTGAGTAAATGTTCCAGTCGCTAGATCAACGGGCTCATCGTAACCTTCAAGACCACGGGCCTTAACTTCAACAAGTCCACCTAAGAAATCATCGTCTTCATCTGGTGGAGGTTTAGGTCCAATCCAAATGCCCCTTGTTTTTTCAACAAATACGGTGACTGCTTGAACGATATTCTTTTTGTCAGCGATGGTTTCGCCTTGAGCTGTATCTATATTTAAAGTTTCAATGTCTGTTGTAAATGGAAGACCAACATGCAAAACCACGTAAGCTTCATCAAGCGTGATCATTCCGTTGGTAACCATTTGCATTTCATAAGCTGAGTTGTTTGGATTGGCGACAACAAATCCATCTCCAAAAATAGAAACAGCTTTGCCCTCGAGATGCCAAAGACCCTTAACTGTTTTCACAGCAAGGCCCCAGTTGGTTGTTGCTGCTGCTCTTAACGCAACAGGAACTGTCTTGTGTGGCTTACCTGTCATTACCGTGGCGCTCGTGTATCCAGTTAAAAGGAAACGAATCTTATCACCAGCGGCATCTTCAAAGTGGATTTCTTTTCCAACATCAGCAGATGTAAATTGAGAAACAGATGAAGTCACAGTGAGTTCATCTTCATAAGTCCATCCAGAACCAGACAGTGTCATGGTCTGAGATCCAGTGTTTCTTCCATCATAAGAAAGATTTGAATCCATGAACTTAGCGTCAACGATATCAATCACCTGACGAGTAGTGAATTTTTCAATATATCTTTTTGTAGCGCCGCCTATGGTTCTGTTGATGGTTAAGTAAAGAGTGTCTTCATTACCTTCAGGGATACAGCAAACATTCTCAACTGAAGCATCTTCGAATTCGTGACGGTGCCAAGCAAGCAAAGCCTGCTCACGTAAGTAAGTTAATCCAAGCATGGTGCCATCATCTCGAACGATCCACACAATTGAATGTGGAACTTTCTGGTAAGACCAATCAAGCAAAGTGTACTCCTCAAATAAATGAGAAGAGAAAACGCTCAAGTCGTTTCCATTGTAACCGTCCACCTGGTAATCAAAACCAAGATCTCGAACGATTGAACCACGGGCTTGAACATAAATTGCTGTATTTCCAATTACAATAGGGGCAAGTCTTGAACTCGCACCGTTGTAAGAATACTGCTTGGTATTGATATCGGTTGGCGTGATTGATCCTGATGTTCCACCTTGAGCAGACCATTCACCAGATTCTGTGAAGATCACAAGTGAACCAAGATCAAGCAAGTGATGAACTTCATTTACTTGACGACCAGCAATCTTAAATTTAATTGAGTCATCATCTCTTAATGGAGTTGATGATGTGAAGTTTTTAAAGTCACCGATTCGAGAACCTTCGATTGTCTCAGGATCATTATTTGTATTTGCAAAATAAAGCCGCTGCTGAAAGTAAGTAGCGCACGAAGGATATTCATCAGTCGCGTTGAAAGGATCTCTCTCAGTTGGCGGCGTGATTGTGGTGTCAGCATCATAACCGATGTCACTAAAAAAACCAGTCTCACCAGCGATCCCGATAAGTCCAAAGATTCCATTCAGCTCACGGTAAACGTTGTACTGATATTCTCCAGCGTAACCAGCGCCAAGAGCGGTAAACTCAATAACATTGTAATTGGTTGTATTTAAAACAGCATTCCCAGTAACGGTGCTATTTCCAAGGGCTCTTGATTCAATACCAGTTTCAACTTCAAAAGCTGTCACTCTGTAAATGTAAGTTGTTGATCCTGGAGTTCCAACGTTAGTCACATCTGGAACGTTTGGCCCTTCAGGTAATTCAAAATCATAATCAGTTAAAGTCCAAGAAGTGTCACCAGTACGAGCAAGCTCAGCGGGCTTGTGGCTTGGGTGAGTGATCGTAACAATGTCAGCGGATTGAATGAATTTTATTTCTGGAAGTTCAGCTTCAGTGTAAGTTGTTGTAACAGTATAAACTTTTGCAATGGTTCCACCAGAAGTGTAAGCACCCATCGCTGTAGTATTAACTGGAGTTCCATCAAGATAGTTTAATTGAAAAGTATTTGCACCAGCATTGAGGCCAGCGACTAAGAAGTTTCTTCCATTGAGATAATCTCCAATGGGTCCAATGATTCCAGATACAACAACCTCTTCACCATTGGCATAATTGTCAGCGCCTCCGTAAGTGAGAACGCCTGGATTGGCATTTGTAATGCCAGTGATTGCTTGAGCAGTCAGAGTTTGCTGGACTCCGTTCTTAATAATTCTGAGGTACAGATTCCCAAACTCGAGAACGTAAGTTTGAGCCGTTGAGAAAACAAATGGAATCAATCGAACAGCTTTGCTCGAGTCTTTTACTTCGCAAACATATTTAGTTCCTGGTCGATTAGTAGCGCCGCCGTGTCTCATCACGTAAGCGTTCAGGATTGTTCTTAATCCTGTTCCATATTTGGATTGGTCACACCGAGCATAAAGAGCCGGTGCGATTTCTCCACTCGCAAAACTTCTTTGGATAAGCGTAGACAATTAAGCCTCCGAGTCGCCGTAAAGTTTCTTTCCCGCATCTGCCTTTTTGCCTGACTCTATTCCCATCTCAACGATCTGAAGATCCATATTAAGATTAGGTCCACCGTCTTTTGATTCGTACTGTGATACAGAGCAAACCTCAACGACAGCTTCAAGCTTCATCTTCTCGCCAACACCTGGAAGATCTTTAATCCCAAGCATTTTAAGAACGTCATTGTTCAAGCAGATTCTTAAGCCGTAAGGATACATCGGCTGATCAACTGATGGGGATGCCATCATCTGCTGTTTTACTTCGACCTGTGGCATGACCATGCTTTTTAATTTCATTATTCCCTCGCTCTTATTAACTCAGACTCAACTGGAACATCAGGCTGTTCTTCGTTAAGAGCTTGAGCAGATGCTTTGGCAATCTCTGCCTGATACATTCTTGCCGCTCGATCTCCCATCTTAAATGGATCACCAGCAGTCAATGCTGGAGCGATGTACATCGCGATACGAAACGAAAGCGCCATTGTGAAGTCAGGTGGAAAGTGCTGTGTGTTTGTAACTCGCTTAGTGTAGACACCAGTCGCCTCTGACATATCAGAATAAATCAAAGGACCTGTTGAGTCGTTACCGATCTCAGTCGGAACTCTTGTTTCTCTGAAGTCATTTCGAATGCCGCTTAAGATTTTTTGAAACTTAAGGCAATCAACTGGATATCGGTAAGCGTACTTCCAATTTATATTTGGGTCTTCTGCAATCAGCTGAAGAGCCTTAGTCACTCGAGCAAAGGGCCAATTGAAATCTCTCAACACCGCATCTAAGCAAGTGTCGAAAACAAGATTCATGAGCCTTGCCTCTGTGCTGTTTTCGCTAACGTCAGCAATCAAGGCCGTTGAACCTAAATGAGTGACACCTAGATTATATATTGCGACCTTGGAAGCCATTACTTAAACCGTCCGATAGCGATCACGTGAACGTTTGCTCCAGTTGTAATCTGCCAAGCGCCTGCTGTACTTCGAGCGCCGAGATAAACAATGTGTGGCTTAAGATCACTTAAGGTTCCAGTCACCATGATATTGATTGCAGTGCCGCCGCCGTCTTTAATGGCAACAGTTCCAGCAGCTGTTGTTTCTGGAATGATGATGACTCTCTCTAAGATGTCACCGATGCTTGCCGCAGAAGTCGCAGACTGTGGACCGATCACTTGAGTTGTTTGCGATGCCGCTACCAATTCGTAATCTGTCTTTGCAGGCTCAGCTCCAAAAGCAAAAACTGTATACAATAATGTAAACAAAAATAATTTCATTTGAACCTCGAAGTAAGGGGAGGTTTCCCTCCCCGTTTATTAAATAACTTCCTGATCTTCAGCGCCTGAACCCTCTTCAGATTCAGACTCTTCTTGATCCTGATCGACTTCGTTATCCATTTCAGGTTCAGGTTTATTCTTTTCTTGAACAATCTTACCTTCGCTATCAGTCGCAAAGACTTTCACTTTTGGATCAATGACCTTCATCCACGATGGGACAAGAAGCTCATCTTTTCCAACCTTGATATAAAGTTTTCTTCCTGGTTTAAGAACCTTTTCTTTTTTAATGAAAAGACTCGTATCAACAAGAAACTTTGATTTCTCTCTTTGACGAATATGATTGTGGTAGCCTGTTCGAATTGCCTGAACTTTGATTTGCATAACTTACTCCTATTAAGAAATAACGTAACCTTTAGGGTACGACTTGTATTTCTGTACCATGCTAAGAGGCATCAAAGCAGTTGTCACAGTAATAGTTGGAGTTGTTCCACCCACGTCATACTTAACACCTAGGTAACGCTCAAGGGCAACACCTGGTGGGATTGGAATGACAACCATTGCACCAGCAGTCAACAGTGCATAACCAACAACTTTAGCTGCGATTTCTGTTGATGAGCTTAATGCCGCGTTGTCATCAGTGTGGACTTCGAACTCATAAGTCTCATCTGTTGTTGTTCCATCGGCGGCAACATCAACACAGACAACAACTGCCATTGGCTCGCCATCACCCAAGTTACGACCAACACCTAAGTCGATCACGTTTGTTGATGTCGCATCGGCTGTAATAGCCTGCGCATCAGAGAATAAATTTTGTGCGTCTAAAAACATTTTTAAAACTCCTGTTAAAATTTGAAAAAATTCGTAAAAATTCGTAAAGCTAAAGCGCGACACCATGCCGCGCTCAACTTAATTAAACTGCTGTTTCAGTTTCTAACAATGCATCAACGATACGGACAGGGATACCACGGAAAGTTGGAACGATTTTACCGTCAACGTTTTCGTAAGTAAGACCGCCGCCAGTGATAACATCGTCACGGCGCTGAATATCAAGCATCTGGAAAACAGTTCTGTTCATGTAGAACACTGGTTTTCCAAGACCCATAGTTGGCAAACGGTGGATTGCTTTGATCATAAGTTCGATCAAGTCAGCCGCAGAAGATTTTGCAACAAGGTTTGAAATGTCGATAGAACCGATACGAACAACATATCTCCAGTCCTTAAGCGCGATACCGCACTTCCACTGCCAATGATCCTGGAACGCACGCATACGTTGACCAGCCACACCCGCAGTTGTTTCAACAGTTACTTCGCCAAGGTCTTCATGGATTAATCCAGCTTTAGAACCTTTTGGAAAGATACCGTGAACAGTGTTAGCGCCCCAAGCAACGAGCCAGATTGAAGCATTATCAGAACCAGCACCAGCTGCGTCGATAACGTTCGATCCATTTGTTGCAGCAGGATCAGAGTAACGAACTGAAAGACCAGTGAATTCTTCAGCTGCTAAGCCAGAGTTTCCATAGAATACAGTTTGAGCCATCTCTTGATTCATTGCTTCGATGAATGCCTGAGCTTCTGATAAACGAAACGCCGCTGAATTTCCATTCAACATTGCCAAGTCTTTATCAACTTCAGACCACGCTTCCAACATACCGCACTGTTCGTCGATCTGAGCAGTTGTTGATTTTGAAGGCTGAACACCTTGATTCAATAAACGCCAAGCAACAGTTGGTAAACCAGTTCGTACAGTTGTACGGTGACCAGTTGGTAAGTTACCTTCCATGAAAAGCATATCGTCCAAAAGACTATTGCTCTGTGAAAGTAACTCAACGATTGATGGAACCTTTCCATCTGGATCTAAGCGTTTCGCAAAGTCCGCTAGTGTTAAAACGTTTGCACCTAATGTAGACATTTAAAAATACTCCTTAATTAAATTATTTTTTTGTCGGATAGAAGATCTCTTCCATCGACTTCTTTTCTGTAGGCGGCGCTCCATTTCCAATGATTTTATCATCAGACATTGCCCGTCCAATTCGAGAAAACATTCGAACAACTTCTGGATGATTTCCAAAACCTGTCTTGTCTAACTCAGCCTTGAACTCTGGGGTCGCGAACCTTTCAACAGCTCGATATGCAAACTCAGCAGACTTTGCCAAGTTGTCACCGCCAAGCTCTTTATCCATGGAGACTGCTTTTTTCCACTCTTCAGTTTTCGCTTTGAACGCTTCCTGTTGAGCTTCATGATACTCGCTGACTGCTAAATGTTCTCTTGTCATTAACTCTGACGCTTGCTCTTGAGTGTAGCCTTTCTCTTTCGCGTAAGAAGAAATCTCCTCAAGATCGGTCGCGGTTAGCAAGGAACCATCTGGTAACTTTAAATCATACGCATCTGGTACAACTTTTTTGTCATCAGGTTTCGGCGGGTCTGCGGGTTTGTCATCAGCCTTCGGTGCTGCTGCTGCTGGATCTGTCACTGGAGCTGCGGCTGCGGGCGGTGCTGTCACAATAGTGTTAGCAGGCTTTGCGGCTTCAGCTGGTGGGGTCACCGGCGGCGTTGCAACAACTGGAGGCGTGACTACTGCTGGATCTGCGGCAGGGGCGTTAGGTGTAACTTGAGCCTCCACTGCTGGATTCGGTGTTGTCATTTACAATTCTCCATTGTGTTGTTTGATCATCTTCAAGTAACTATCGGGATCTGCTGTCACCATTTCAGTTAGAAGAGTCGTGCCGATCAAGCGCTTCCCTTCGTTGAAAAATGTTTCAGAAGATCCAGTAAAACTATTTTTAAAAACTCCACAGATACTAAGGTAACGCCAAAAGAATCTGCGTCCCTGTTCTGTTGAGAGAATGAACTTCACGTCGCTAAGCTCTTGCTCACGACCGAACTTTTCTTTTTTCTTTGCCTCTTTAACCTGAGACTCATCGGCTGCGTTCATTATTTTTTCTTGATTCATCATCCACCCTGAGCTTGCTGGATCAGAGTGCCAAGAGCATTGTCATCTTCGATCTTCGCTTGTGATAAGTTTTTTGCTGTGACTGAAGCTTGAGCCATGTTCTGAGCTTGCTGTTGTTGAGCCTGAGCTTGTTGCTGTTGAGCTTCAAGTTCTGCGACCTCTTCATCAGTTCGAACGATTCCAGGTGGGATACTTAATCGCTCACCGTAAATATCAATAAGCTGCTGACCATTGACCTTGTTTCCAAGAGCAGGGTTTGCAGCGATAGCCTGACCAGCAAAGCCAGCAAAGCGTTCAAGGTTCGCAATGCCTGCAAGCTTTTGAGCCTGAGCCATCACAGATAAGTATTCAACCTTAAGCTCAATGCCTTGAAGTTCTGGTGGAGGTGGAGGGATTAATCCCTGTCTCATGTGCATGTCGAACGTGACATCAACTAAAGGATCAAGAAGATCTTGATTCATTTGTTCAAGCACGGGTCCGAGTGCCAAGAGTTTTTCTTCATGTCGCTCTTCAATCTCACGCGCTGTGAAATCACGGCGGTCAGAATTGGCAAGCATTAAAAACAAATCAGCAAACCAAACTTTATTAATTCGGTCGCGGCATTGTTGTTGTTTCATTTCCATTGGATTAATATCAAACCGAACTTCGTGAGCCGGTCTGAAAGAATCTCTTTGGCCATCAGTGAAAGTAATATCACCAGGAAGAATAGAATAAGATTGATTCTTCATTGAAGCAGGCGCTGTCATTGGAGGCCTGATCATTTTATCAACGGCTTCCATTGTTCTGCGCTCACCCATTTGCAATTGCTTCACATCACCGAGCGAGTCCATTCCAGGGCAAGAAGTTCCATAAACATCTTCACCTGTTACTTCCCATCGCGGGCAAAGAATCGGGAAGAAATCATATCCCTTTTCTGAAAGCATTCTATCGTTGTTGTTGCCAACAAGATAACCTTGAGTAGTTCCTGAGCCCGTGCCTTTTTCGTAGTACACAGACATAAATCTTTTGTACTTAGATTGAAGCATCCCAGGATTGTATTCTTCATTTGGCATAATGGCGTGAACGACATCAACCCATTGTTCGGTTTGACCGACATCCCAGGCGTGCTTTACATAATCAGAAATGTTAGTCCAATCAGGCTGACCCTTTTCATTTACTTGGCCAAACTGCTGGATCACTTGTCTGACGGTCATTCTGAATTCTCTAAAGAAAGTGTCAACGATCCCAAGATAATTCTTTGAGATCATGTAACTGCCTACTGGAAAACTCTGTGTGTGAAACACTCGACCGTTGAGATCCTCTTCAACAGACATCGGTGCGGTTCCAAACAAACCATTGTCACCGTAAACTGTTGGAAGAGTTTGATATATATTTGAACGTAAAAAAGAATTCGACATGCGAAGCTGAACATCATAAAGCCATTTCTTTACAGCTCCGAATTCAGCGAGATCAGGATCAGGTGTCGTAAGCCTGAACCAGGGACGAGCAGGCGAAGTTAAGCCTGACATCATTCCAGATCGTAAAGTTCTTTCTGCCATTGTCGCAGTTGAATCAATGATCTTATTATTTCTGCGGTCACCTTTGTTCACATCACCAGTGTAGAATCTTGATCTGCGTGGTCTTACAAAGTCTGATAGGTCACGGTAATGTGGAAGAAACGTTGCTCGTTCGCTTTCCAGCTGCCCTCTTTTTAATTCAAGGCGCTGACGTTTATTCAAGATCTGAGAGAATGTCGGTGATGGTTTTCCCATTAAGAACCCAACAATGTTTTTTGACCAGCGACTGCCCCGCCCGCTGTTGCCGGTGCTGAACCAGCATCACCCGGGTTGGTTAGAATCGTTGATGATCTTCCTGATGTGGCAGCTCTTAAAGCTCGTTGCCGTCTTCGGCCTTCAGCGTTTGCTTTAAGTGCGATTGATTTTTGTTCAGCAGCATCGGCTTCTGCTTGTTCAGTTCTAAAT